GGTCTAACTGAAGTTTCAGTTAGTTTCCAAGGCACCGGTGCTTTAACAACAGCGAGTATCTAAAATGCCAGTAGCAGTGAAAATAGAAGGCACAAACATCAGAAGTTGGCTTGAAGACGTAGTATCTAAAGAAAAAGACGCTTTGCAAACGGACTACAAGTCAGCAGTTGTTCCACGCACTCCTATTGACACTGGTAGAGCAAGACGTGGATGGCAGTCTCGAGGAAATCAAATACGCAACGATGTTCCGTATATTGGCAAACTTGAAACAGGCTATTCACGTCAGGCTCCAAAAGGTTTTGTAAACCAAGCAATAAAATCTACAATAGATAAGAGTAAATTAAGGAAGTATTAAAATGAGTGAAGAAAAAAAGAAAACAAGTGTATTAGACAAAGCCAAAGGGCATTATCAAGCACAAATCAAAGAAATGAACAGCTTTGAAGTTCCTGAATGGGAAACAACAATCTATTTCCGCAAGGTTACAAACCTAGCACAAGAAGCTGAGGTTGTTGAGCTGACAAGAAGAAACAAAACGGTAGAAGCAATGGTTACCACAATCGTCAACAAAGCAAGAGATGAAGATGGCAAACCTATTTTTACCAAACACGACAAGGCAACATTGTTAAACGAAGTTGATCCAGCAGTTATTTTAAGAATAGCAGAAAAGATCAATGGTGGTGCGTTGCCTAAAATTGAGGAACTGGAAAAAAACTAAATGATGATCCAGATCTGCACTTTATGATGAGATTGAGTAAAGATTTGGGTCAAACTTTAGAACAAACGCTCGAAATGAGCAATCTGGAATTTACCCTTTGGGTTGCATATTACAACTTAGAAGGTAAAAAACAGAAAGAACATATGAGGAAGGCAAAACGCAATGGCAGACGCTAATATTATTGTCAAAATTGTTGATCAAACACGTGGTGGAGTTGGTTCTGTCACAACACAAATCGATAAGTTAGGCACCAGTGCTGGCAGTTCGCAAACTAAAATGAGCGGACTTACCAAAGCAGTTGGTGGATTAGCAGCAGCCTTGAGCGTTCGTGCCTTCGTCGAATTTGGCGATACGGTTCAAAGTATCAACAACAGGATTGCATTGATCAATCCTGAACTGGGCACCGCAGCTGAAAACTTTCAACGCATCAGCGAAATTGCACAAACAACATTTTCACCATTAGAAGCTACAGCAGATCTATTTCAAAAAATTGCTAGAAGTGCTGAAGAATACAATCTAACAGGTGAACAAGTAGGTGTTGTAACAGAAACATTTACTAATCTGTTGAGACTTGCAAGTGCTGATGCAGCCGCAGCCGATGGTGCAATTAGACAACTAGGTCAAGCATTGGGTTCAGGTGCGCTACGTGGTGATGAATTCAATAGTATTGTTGAAGCAACAGCAGGTGAAATTCTACCATTACTAGCAGAAGAATTAGGTGTTAGTGCAGGTCAAGTTAGAGAGCTTGCCGCAGATGGTAAAATCACAGGTGAAGTGTTGATCAACGCATTGGGCGGTGCAGCAGATGAAACCACTGCAAAAGTAGATCAAATGGGCGTAACAATTGGTCAAAGTTTGGTTTATCTACAAAACAGCTTCTTGGAATTAGGCAGCGAAGCATCACCAGTGTTTGATACACTTGCACAAGGTATCATATTGGTTGCTGATAATTTAGATGTTGTTGTGGTAGCAGCAGGAGCAATGTTGGCTGCATTTGCAGTTTCAACTATTGCAAGTATCGTAACATCAATTGGCACAATAACCGTAGCAGTTAAAGCATTAACCGTAGCAATGTTGGCCAACCCTGTTACAGCCGTATTCGCCGCAATGACTCTAGCCATAACCGGAATCTATGTCTATTGGGATGAACTCAAAGATTTGGTTGTTGGCGTATTCAATAGTATGCGAGTTGCAGGCTTGGAGTTTGTGAAATATTTGACAGAAGGGCTTGAAGCAACAATCAATGGTTTGATCAACGGCTTTGAAAACTTTGGCACAAAAACTATTGCAGTTATGAAAGCAATAGGCAAGTCAATACTTGATCCTACAAATGCCACAGAAATATTTAGAGAAGAACTTGCAAAAGCAGAAGCGCAGATTGCAGCAAACACTGATAAAACCGTTGATTTTTCAGACACAATTGAAAGTTTAGATAGACGTATTGTAGATGCTACAAAATCAACTGAAGATAACACAGATGAAACTGATAGCAACACCGATGCAAAATCAGACAACGAAGATCAAACTGAAGACACAGAAGACGCAACACGCAATTTCCGCATTGAAACTGATGATACCACTGATGCATTAGATAAAAATGTTCAAGCTCTACAAGATCAATATAAAGCCTATGCTGAAAGTAGGGCAGCAGCTGATAGAGCAACTGCCGCAGTTCAAGCGCATATACAAGAAATAGAAAACGAAACACAACAATTAGGCATAAGCCAAGACGAACGTGATGAATTAATTGGCTTGATTGAATTAGAAAATGAAAAACGCCAAGCACTAGGCGATGACATTGAAGATTTAACCGCAGCTGAGATTGCACAAATTGGCGATTTAACTGATATACGTGATGCAGCAACACTTGATTTGTTGCAACTAACAGATGACGAAGTTCAAGCATATTTAGATGCACAACAGGCGTTTACAGACAAAGTAGACAGCATTGATGCAGAATCTGAACGTCAAAAAACCATTCAAAGATCATTGAGTGATTTTACACGTGATACAGAAAGTCTAAATCGAAGTTACTATGAAGCAACAACAAGTGAAATTCAACAGTTAGAAGATGAAAAGCAGGATTATATTCGCCGTGCAAGAGAGCTTGGACTTGAAGACGAAAGGTCGACACAAGACGCAATCTTAGAATACAACAGACAAATCAACAAAGAAATTGCAAAAAGTCATGAGGACATGATTGAAGAGCAAAAGCGTCAAATACAAGACTTCAAAGGCGAATACAACTTAATCTATGATGACATTTACGACAAGATCGAAGAATGGACTGGATTGAGTTCAAGAGAATTAGAAAAATATAACCAATACGCAAAATTGTTATTGGGTGTTGATATACTTGGCAGCGTTGACAACTTTGTGACACAAGGTTTGATGGGAATACAAGGTTTCAACATTTTAGGTTCTAGTCAAATGCAAGACTTTGCCTACAACAGTGCATTGTATACAGGCAACGCTGGAAACTACATAGGCAATGATATATTTGGACAATATCTACCAGGACAAGTTGGTGGATTTGTTGGCGCAGCCGGAACATTATTTGGCGCAAATGGCGGCGGATTGTTGGGATTGGTAACAGGACTATTTGGTGGACTTGGCGGCACATTAACAGATTTGTTCAGTTATGTATTTGGTGGCATTGGATCTGGCTTGAGTGGCGTAGGCAATATCATAGGCAACATATTTGGTGCAGGATTTGATTTCTTAGGCGGATTAGGCAGCAGCATTATCAACATTGGCTCAGACTTCTTTGGAGGTATATTTGACTTCTTTGGAGGATTGTTTGCTGATGGTGGTTATGTTAAACCAGGCACATTTGGTATTGTTGGAGAACAAGGCCCAGAAATAATTAGAGGCCCAGCAGAAGTTTACAGCAATGAAGATTCAATGGGCATGATGGGCGGCGGTGGCCCTGTAAATGTAAACTTTACAATTAACGCAGTAGACTCAAAAAGCATAGATCAATTGTTGGTAGATAGAAAACCGTTGATTACCAATATTGTTAGAAATGCAGTAGCACAACAAGGGAGAAGGTTCTAATGCCAGTAGCAGACTTTCCAAATATTTCGCCAGGCACATTTTCAATGATCAACAGAGTGCCAACAATTATAAACAGAACACTCAGTGGACGTGAAACAAGAACAATACAACAAACACCACGTTTTGTAATTGCAGCAGAATACAACACACAAGACATAACCAATAGACGATTGATTGAAGGACATGTTGGGTTGGCAAGCGGGCCATTAAATGATTTTGATTTGAATTTACCAGTAGGATACAAAGACACACAAGGTGATATTACAGGCACAATTGAAACCACAAGTGGAGCATCAGCAGGCGCAACCAGTATAGGAATCACTACACCAAGTTTTTCAAGCGGAACAGCATTGAAAGCAGGTGATTATATACGTTTTAATGGACAAACCAAAGTTTATATTGTGACCGAAGATGTTGCAATAACTAGCAATGCAGGCACAATGAATATTTTTCCTGCATTGCAAGCTGATATAGGCAGTGGTATAGAGATGGATTTCAATGATGTTCAAATAAGAGTTAGATACAATGCTGACATAGAACACAGTGTTAGAGCAAGCGGTTTTAGTGATATTGAAATAGAATTTATAGAGGTAGTTTAATGCCAAAAAATTTAAGTGTAAATCAAAAAGCCAATTTAACTGGACAAAATTATCTTGTAGATTATTTGGTTGAAATCACTAGAAGTGATGGTGTTACACTATGGTGGACTGATTCACCTTTTGGATTTGATAGAGCCACAGATA